CGAGCCATCAAAGTAGCCATCGGTGCAGTCAAACGTGCAGAATTCTTGATGTACCTCACTATAGCTTCGGCACTAACCAATCTTTCTTCCATAACTATCTCCCTTATCATTGTACGAAACACGAAAACATTAAACGCTATCGGTAATTAAACTAACATCGGGGAAACTGGGGGGCTTTAGTCGAGGCACAACGTCTCCAACTTCTCCAAGTGTTTCTTTATCTATAGATACGATAGCTAATAACTCAAGGAACCCATCCCTTTCAGGATGAGAACCTTGAACCATCAACTATACGAACAGTCCGTCTGCTCTAGCTGCTATGTAACTTTCCCACTCAACGTTCTCGTCAGCTTGGCTTGCCTTGTACGCAAAGTGTGAGTCTAACACTTCTTCCACGCCTGACTGTAAGAAGCGCCATGCATCCTTAGTAACTCCAGTGTGCTCTTTTACTGCAATTACCTTGAACATTACCAATGGCTGACCCTTATTCTTACCACTGCTGAAGTACATGAGATCCTTCTTCAGATGCTCTTCGCCAACCATCTGCTCCTCATATACCCAAGCTTCTGTATCACTATGATCACGCATCCAGATAGCCTCACTGATCTTGCCACCACCTGATGGAAACAACACCATTACATACTCGACCCTAGTAGATGAGTCACTGATTGCTACGCCTTCTTCTGCGCACGCTGCTTTGTACTGGTCAGTAGCTGGTCCTTCGCCTACTAGATACTTATAAACTGAAGAATTCGCTATGAGCTTATTGAACTTGTCACGCCTAGGGAACGCATCATCACGCTCCAGCTTAAGCCTGTCCTTGTTAGGTACGTCATCGCCTGCTATAGACACAAGCTCCATACCACTAATGTAACTATTTACTAACGATTTAAGATTATCTCTTACTGACATATCAACTATCTCCTTTGGTTAATTTACGTAACGTCCGTAGGTTATCTTGCCCACGTCGCTTAGTTTCTGGTTGTATTCTCCAGATCTGTATGTCGAAAGCTTGTCGTGCTTGCTCCTGCTCGGTCATGCTATGATGCTCAGTTCGAATTTGAGGTAGTTCTTCTTGAGCCGTGTTAAGCCTGTTGTTTGCCTGATGTAGGGTGGCCAGTAGCCGTTCGGGTAGTAGGAGCAAGTCCAGTTTGTTGTAGCGTTCAGTGGCCACATTGCTTCTTCTTCGCAAACGCAGCCGCAAACGTCGCAGCCGCAGGTTAATGGTCTGCAAACGCAGGGTCCGTGCACATTGGACCAGGTTGTTTCCCAGAGGTGGTAGCTCATGCGTCCCCTCGGTGTAATGATGTCTTAATGGAGCCACGTTGAACGTTGTCCTCGTAGCCTTGTCCTGTCCCGATACGAAGCCGCAAGTCTGATACAAGCTTTGCTGCTTTGACCCTATTGGCAGGGGTATCTTCTCGGCGTCGGCCTCTGGGTTGTGGTTTAAGTTCGGAAGCTCCTGGCAACTCGACCCATTCCACCCAATCGACGTGAATTTTTCTCATTTAATCTCTTTTCTTAGGTTGAACACGATTGAAGGCGGCTGAGGAGTCGGCTTGCAACTGGGGTGCTCATTTATCGGAAAAGTTTTGAGAGGTCCCTTCGTAGCGTGCGAGCCAACCGAGCTTGCGAGGTACAATGCTCGCTCAGCTACCCTCTCACAAAGTTTTGGGATAAATTAGCTGGGGCCCTGGTTGCGGGCCGAATACCAGTCGTCTAGATTGGGGGCAACCGCAAAGAAAAGGGATTATGAGACAATCACGACGATCAGGTGGAACGAGGTCTGGTTGACAGGGGCAGCCGAACTTACGCCACTAAGAGATCGGCGCACGAGGAGATCCGGCCAATAGGGGCAGGCAGCAAAGCTATCAGACTAAACCACCGTGCACCGTATCCAGGACATCGGGCTACGATAACGTACAACGCCGCTACATAAGACATCACACCGAGGCATGAGCAACTGCCTCACGAACAGTCTGCCGATGGCACGACACAGTGCAGCAGACTACACCACGACTCACGTTGCACTGCGTCACGACGAAGAGCATGGACAGGTCACCGCATACCAGAGACCAACACTGCGCAGAGAACCACCGAACAAAACCCACAGAGCACCGATGACAACCCAGAACACAGAGCACACAGCCACCAAACACACAGCACATACCCCCACCACAGAAATAGTCTTGCCCCAGGGGGGTGGGTTTGGTCTGTGTACGGTTGTTTAACCCCCGTATGTGCCGAGACCCCCCCAGTTATATATAATGATTATCTGTTGTTTAGCTATTTTGGTTCTAGTGTTTGTTGTGTGTGGTTGGGTGGTTTGTTTGTGTAGGGTTTATGCCCTGGCCTCCGCGTGTTTGTGGCCTCGCTTGCCGTTGACCTAGCCTCGCTGTGCTGGTCGCCTCGTACCCCCCTGTTTTAGGGCCGTCGTTTCTGGACACGAGGGCAGTAGCCCCTCTGACGGGCGATCGAACCGTTGTTAGCGGCAAGTTGGTGTAGCGTTTAGGGGTTGTGGTATTATTACTATAGCGTAGTCCGGTGGTGATAGATTTTTTATTGGAGTTTTTTTATGAGTATTGAGGATGTTGCGGATAGGGCGGACGTTTGGGAAGCTAGTTTGAAGCGTATTTTGAAGGCGGTTGGTGCGGTGGGGGCTGCGTTGGCTGGTGTGGTTGCGGGTTTGATGATGTTGTGGCCTGATGGGGATGTTGAGAAGCCGAAGCAGCAGTTTCATCCGTTGACTGGGGGGAATACTATTCAGATTGGGGATGCTTCTGTTTCGTTGCCTATTGAGAATAAGGATTGTTCTAGTTTTTTGAATACTGTTAATTCTAAGTGGAGTGAGGAGCAGTGGGGTGTTTGGGAGCATTTGAAGAGGGAGGCTGGTTGTTAGCTGATTGGGGGGCCGTTCATCCAGAGCACTAGCGATGTTCTGTCACCTTTGGTGACTGGGTTGACTTTGTGTCGTACATGGGAGGGGAATGCTATTGCTGAGCCTGCTTGGCTTTTGATTTGTTGGGTTTGGTTTTGCCCGAGGTCGAGTTCTAGTTCCCCTCCTTCATAGTTTTTGGGGTCTGTTAGGTTTATTGTTAGGGAGAGTTTGCGTACTTGGCCGATGAGTTCTGGTGTTCGGGTCATGTTGAGTGGGATTGTTTCGCTTTCTTCTGTGTCTGCCCACGTTTTTGTTGCGTGAATGTCGGCGTTTCCGTCTGTGTGCCAGTCGTACTGGCCTCCGATGAAGTATTGGGTTAGTTGGGCGGCTTCTGGGTGGGTGATGTTGAATCTCCACCCTGCGTTTCTGTTCGCTTCATAAATTAGTGATGATGCTATTTGGAGTGTGCGTGGGTCGTGGGTCCACGCTATTTCTGATGTTCGTTTTTCTGGGTCTGTTCCGAAGTGGATTCCTGGGGTGCTGTGTTGCAGTCCGTCGTGGGCCACTTGTTGTAGGTATGTGAGCTCACTGTTTGTTAATGCTTGCGGATAGTGCCAGTAGGAGTTGGTTAGCATTTCTCGTTTAGATGACCTTAAGAAGGAAGCCGAGTGGCGGAAGTGCCGTAAAGATGAGGCTTACTTTCTATGTAACTACTGGTCCATTGCTCATCCTGCTCATGGCCGCATGTTGTTTGATTTGCGTCCTGCTCAGCGTAAGGCTTTGAAGGAGTGGGACAGTGAACGCTATTCATTGACGCTTAAAGCGCGACAGATTGGGTGGACAACTCTTGTTGCTGCTCACCAATTTTGGTTAGCTTTTTTTAGGGCTGATCAAAACATTATTGATTTGTCGCGTACGGAGCGTGAAGCAGTTTCTTTGCTTCGTAAGTCAAAGTACGGGTTTCAGCATTTACCTAAGTGGATGTTGGACCGCGGACCTAAGTCGTTGGTTGATCATCAACAAAGAATGGTGTTTCAGAATGGTTCACAAATTACTTCAATGCCTAGTGCGTCAGACCCTGCCCGTGGAGAATCGGCCAGCCTCATCGTGGTTGACGAATGGGCATTCCTCCCGAATCCGTCTGAGAGTTGGGCGTCGATAGAGCCAATTTCGGATGTTGGTGGGCGCATCATTGGGTTGAGTACTGCTAACGGATCGGGGAACTTTTTTCATGATCTTTGGGTTGGGGCTGAAACAGGTGTTAATAACTTCTCTCCTATGTTTTTCCCTTGGAGTGCTGGCGACAGTGACCGTGGTGACGCTTGGTATCAGGAAAAAGTTGCTTCAATGCTTCCTTGGCAGTTGGCGCAAGAATATCCGTCTGATGCTCGGGAAGCTTTCATAAAGTCTGGTCAAACTGTTTTCAGTTTGGAAGTTCTTGACGATATGGCTACTCGATGTAAGCGCGGCAAAGAAGGGTACATGTGGCGTAACGGCAATCAGGTGGAGTTTCGGGTATGACAGTCACAATGTTTGCTGATCCTGATGTGAGTCACCAGTATGTGATGGGAGTTGATACTGCTGAGGGTTTAGCTCACGGCGATTATTCTGTGATTCAGGTTTTGGATGTTAATACTGGTGAGCAGGCAGCTATCTATCATGCCCACATTGCGCCAGATCTGTTAGCTGAAGAAGTTTTCATGTTGGGGCTCTATTTTAATGACGCTTTATGTTGCGTGGAGTCCAACAACCATGGGTTGACTACGATCACCGAGTTGCGTCATCTTAACTATCCTCGCTTGTTTAGGCGTCGGTCTTTGAATCAGGTATCTAATCGGGTGTCGCAAGAATTCGGTTGGAAAACCACCCGAACATCTAAACCTTTGATGATTGACGAATTGGGTTCTGCTTTGCGGAACGATGAGTTGGTTTTGTACGACAAATTCACTATCGCTGAGTTACGCACTTTCGTGCGGAACGAACGGGGCTCGATGTCGGGTTCTCCTTACGATGACCGTGTTATGGCTTTGGCGTTAGCGAATCAGATGCGGAAGTATGCTCACGCTTCGGAGTACAAAGTTAAGCATGACGATTATTGGAGTCTTGATTGGTTCGCTCGGTTGGCTAATAAGCAGTCAGATCCTGGATCTGGGACAGTTATTGGAGCTTCGACTCGCCGTGGGACACCTAACGGCCTTTATTGACGCAAACTTTTTGGAGTAATTATGGGTCGCAATATTGCACATACTTCATCAACCAGATCAGTTGATGGCGCTAATACAGGCAAAAATAACGTTATGGAACGTGGCGGTTCAGTTTCTGCTAATCCTATTTGGGAACCAGGTGGAGCTAATTCACCGAAACAACGCTTCGGTCCTTTGACTGTAGCTAACCAAACAGGGCCTTATGGTCAGGTTTCTCCTCGTTTTTCGCCTGATAATCAGACTGGTAAGACTGGCGATATTCAGCCAGGCAAACAACCAAATCTTCGAGGATCTAACGCCAAATAATGGCGATACTGCCAGAAAATGTTTCGTTTGAGGAGTTCACTGCTTACGTCTTAGAAAGGCGTAAGGCGGTGCCTCTTGCGGAACTTCAAGAACTATATGACAGGCGTGCTCGGTTGAAGTCTGTGTCTGTAAACAATGGGCAAGGTCTGCGTTCCATATTGCCTGCAGATGAAAAGAATTTAACTATCAGGGAACGTGAACGAAAACTTGTAGCTGAGGCGAAAGCTGCGGGCCGCAGCATCGAGAAGCTTCCTGAGAAGGCGACGTGGTGACCCATGGCGAGGATGTCAAAGGCTGAGAAGTTAGAGCTTTACCGTGAACGGTTGAATCGTTCACGAGGCTGGCGTTCCGATCAAGGTTATGACAGCCTTTGGCGTCGCATGATCGATTTGTATCGTGGCAAGCACTGGCCTGCTTCTACTGCTATGCAGCAAGATCTGATTGCGGTTAATTTAAGTTTTAGTACTATCAATGTGATCGCTCCAAGTGTTGCTGTTAACCACCCTAAGGTGGTTGTTAAAGCGAACTCTCCAGAGGACTATGATCGTGCCGCATTCGTTGAGGCGGTTATCAACCATTTGTGGAAGCATCACGATTTTAGAGATCCTTTCCGCAGAAGCGTTAAAGATTTTCTCATTTTTGGT